TCTCCGTAGAAGTTGAGACTACTTCGGCTTTCCCTTGATATTGCCAACGGGCCATTAGTTAGCCTCCCTACTTTTCAAGTATGCCCAACTTTTTCTCAATCGGTATGCAGGCATCACAAGATGGATGCCCGCATGTGACGGCCATGCAGTTCATACAGAATCCCCTGCGAGCGCCCGATCCTCTGACGCTGAGAAAATGGCCTCCGCAATGTGGACACTGAAGAGTCGTGCCCACCTGCACGCCGTCAACGATAAAGGCGCCATGCTCCCTGCGCTCCCATTTGGCTCTTTTGTATTGATCATCCATCGTTCGCTCTTTAGGGACGCCTCCCAATTTTTAAGAGGGGACACTTCCCTATTTCCTGCAGCAGGCATTATGAAAAATCCCATGAGAAAAATAGGGAGGTGTCCCTAAATTGGGAAGTGTCCCTTATTTTACTCCATGAAAATCAGAGTAGCTTCCATCACAAATGTCGCATTGGCAGTAGGGTTCATCAGAACCAAGCCCGTAGCTGCGCCAGCCACTGCACAGATCTCTGACCCTGGAGCAGCGACCCACCTGAAGGTCGCCCTCTGGTTTTGGCCCCACTGAAGCAGGGCTGGAGTCACCAGGGTTCCGCCACCGGTTCCACCGTAACCGGCGGGAGAGATGCAAGCCAAATCACTACCGTCCAGCGGGATCGGAGTCACTGCCGTCCCGCCTGTTACGAGGGCGGTTATCCTATTGATTGCGAACCTCGCTGCGTTATCGGCAGGCGCGCCTGTCGAGCCGACGAGGATGTCGAAAAGCCTCGCTCGGACGGCGGCGGTTGAATGAATGTACATAGCTGCAAGGGTCGCACTGTTAGGGGTTGTTAGGTTTGCCGGTACTGCATAATTCTTCATTTTAGTATCCTCCTTTTGTTGAAAATAATTACGGCGATTTTAAATCATCGCAGAAATCATTTTTTGTAATCGCTGTAATCTTCATGGTTTAATATGGAATCACCTCCCTTTTTTCAAGGAAAGGTTTAGAGACCTCTGGATGCCAACTATCGGCATAGATGCCACCTGCTGCCACATTCCCACCTTCCCAATCGTCCCAGCGAGAGGCATAATACGCCGTAAGTCCTGGACTCCCAGATTCTATTGCCGAATCTGTTTGGGTTGTTTGATCTACTCCATTGACGCTTGGAGTTAAAGTTGTTCCTTCGATTCTAAGTTTAAGAAGATCATTTGTGTTCAGAGAGATTGAATAGTCAGAACCTATTTGGGTAAAAACACCAGCCACCACTTTTTCCATCTTTTGGACATTCGCAGGATTATAATATCCCCAAAAATATAAAGTTTTGGCTCCAGAAGCAATGCGCACTGCCACCCTTGAATATGTGTATATGGTCGCTGCTTTAGCTTGAGAATATTGGTCCTTAGCAAAAACATCAGCATTCCAGAAAGAACCTCCTTCATAACTCCCGCCCTGGTTCGGTGCATACCGATTAGAAGATATTTGACCAGCCTCGAACCCCGTGATGGTCGTCCAATTACCTCCTATGGGATTGGCATCAGTTCTGTTAAAATTATCAGTTGCAGGTAAACTCATTTAAAATTCTTCTCCGCTTATCTTCAATTTAATTATCCCCAATTCTTTTACTTTTATATCGATGGCTTCTTTTACGGTTTTTTCTCCAGATATGGCAAATAAATCACTTGCTATTAGATTCTTCGTGGCTTGATCTCCTTTACCATCTGCAATTTGAGCAACGGTGAAAATCTTAATCAGATAGGAAAGAAAATCCCTTACCGTTATTCCCACCACCATATTCTTATCAATGCCATTTGCTACAAGAGTGGTATGGATAGTATCCAACATGGCCTGTTCCCCCAGGCCTTGTTTTAATTCTGCTTCATCTTTATAAAGTAAAGAAACAGGGATAACTTTTAAATCCTTTTCGATGGCCATATGCGCATCATCTGAGGCATGGACACAACAAATCGAGATATGTCGTGCAGGATTATCAATCTCATCAAACCAATCCCCTGCATGAATATCAATCAGATCATTCAAAATAGACCGATATGGATCAAGAAATGTTCCAGTTCCCTTTTGTGGTGCGAGATAGAATCTAATTTTCATGGTAATCTCCTTTCAGTCGCTTACCTGATTACGCGGATTTTAAAAGAGAGATTACACTGATTTTAAATCCCTGCCTGCCGAAGCCTTGGCGTAGGCAGGTGTGGAATCGTGTTCTTTAATCTGTGTAATCAAATCGCCTCGATTTAATAATTGTCTAAACTCCCTGAACTGCCATCGCTCTTCTTTCCTTTCGAGAATGTCCGGTCCTCATCCGTGTGTGTTGCCTCGATTTGATCCTCATAATCCGCTTCGGTCGTCGGTGGCAAAGCTGCTTTGCCGGTTGAGATATCGCCGAGATGCTTGATTGCATCCTTATAATTATCCTTGATGAGCTCGGGCGCCACTGCCCGCCGGGTGTAGAGATAGTAGATTGCCAATGTGATCGAGTGTTGCTTGATGATGGGCGGAACCGTCACAAAGGGGACGGTTGCCACCTGGCCGCAATAGCTATCGATCAAGGCATCGGCCTTGGCGATGGCCGCCGTCACACGCGCTTCGTTGACGATGCCTGCGCTCTCGTCATCGGTGAGGCCGACGAGTTCGTCTTCGGAGATCTCGGTCAGGAGATCGGCTTTAAGTGAATAAGGCATCGTTCGCTCCGCTCACAGGTTGAGGCTGAGGCTAAGGCTGAGTAATTAACTTACGCTCAACCTTAACCTTGACCTTAACCTTATGTTTTTAGTATTAATCTAACAACGTATCTTTCCACATGAAGCCACAATCAAGACTAGTGGCGAGGATATGGATTTTCTCTGCCGCCTCGTAAACATCCTGATGTCTCCCGTCTTCTCTCCAGGTGGTAACTCTCACTCCACCAGGGAAGAGACCTGACCGGGCGATGTATCCGGCGGAAGGAGCCTTCAATCCAGGGTTCGGCGCTCTGAAAAACAGGAACGCCATTCCCTTTGTAGCGGTATTTTCCCAAATCCTGACCGCCGTGAAATCGAGTCCCGTCTTCAGTTCTTTTGCGGAACTGTAAACCGCTGGGCCAACAATCACGTCATTAAGATCGAGCATTGCCGCCAAGAGGTCTGCCGTCAACACGCCTCTCTGGGTATATTTGATCTTGTCGAGAACTTCAGCGCACTGTGTGAGCGCCATATATGTGCCGACATCCATCATAAGGCAGTTCGGCATCAGTCCGGTAAGACCCTGAAGCGTTGCCTTTCTTGCAAGGACATCGGTCAAAAAAGTATTCGTCGCTCCGGGTGGAGCCCAAAGACCATTGGCATCCTCTCCTGCAGCAGCCTGCCCACCCCATGCGGTTGCCTTGACAAGGGCGGCGCAAAGGATTTCTCTCTTCATCAGGATTTTATCCGTCGCATAAGCGATGGCATCCTGATCCGGCTGAAGAGGAGGCCCGCCCATTGCACCGGCGACCTCACGATCCTCATCCGTCACTTCTTTTGCGAAGGCATATTCCTTGGGGATGACATCGAGGTAGTCCAACGGATATCCGCCCCTTGGGGCTTCGCCTCCGGGACCTCTCGCCTGAGCCTCGTCACGAAACCAAGCGCCCTTGAGGTAACGGACAATCTTGGCTTCCGGAGGGACGTTATCAATCAAAGGGAAAATCCGATCGGCAACATAGACCGGATTGCGATACGACACACTCACATTCTGAAGAATGGAAGGAACTCCTGTTTTACTTAATGGTAGTGGCATTTTCTTGAACCTCCTTTTTTTAAATTTCGCTATAGGGGACACCTCCCCCGTGGAGTGGCGGCTTCGCCTACTCCACAGGGGAAGTGTCCCTGCTATGAGCGGTTTAACGGTTTAGATATCTTCCGTCAGCACCTTGTGCATAGGATTCAAAAATACCGAGCACAGATCATCTTCTGCACCCGATGGAAAAACCACAATTCCCAATGCGTATTGGGTTGTAGCCGCCGTTATCACCTTTCCCGAATCCGCATCGCTCACCCATTCCGGCGCTACACTCACACCGTTGGCTAAAGCTGTGGCAGCCCAGGCTTTTGAAATCCCCAGAATGGCGACAACGCACTCTTCCCCTAATTTGGGAGCGTTTTGAAGGATTCCTATCGATTTCGCCGTTACGGCGGTTTTCGGTAAGTCCCACGTATTCGTGGAACTTAAAACGACACACTTGAATTGGGCAGCACTCAAATCAGCCGCCGCCTCCCCTCCCAGGGTCAATAATACATGCTCGATAGCCATGATTTTTTCCTCCTTTGTCTGAAATCAGGTTGAGGTTAAGAACTAAGAAGGTTGAGGTTGAGATTAAGGTTGAGAAGTTCTAAACCTAAACCTTAGCCTTAGCCTTAGACTTACCCTTGACCTGTCTTGTTAATTGTTACGCATTTTTCTGTGGTCTGATTTCTGCCAATAACTCCTTTGCCAGTTCGGGATTCTCTTTCTGAACTTCCGAAAAAGCAGCGCCATAAGAGAGATCCTTCTTCACTTCCATCTTCTGTTTGGTCAGGGCCGATAGTTTCTCGGCCGCTGATCCACCGCTGTTCGGGCCATCACCTCCGGCAACTTCTTTGAAGGTGACGACCTTCGGGATCTCGGTCAGAAAATCTTTGATGCCGTCGAGACGGGATTTTTTCACACCTTCCGAAAACTCGATCACGTCCGGGATCTCCGAGACGGCGATCATGACCGGCTCGATGATCTTCCGAAGAGCCGGCGTGAGCTTTCCTTCTTTGCAGAGGGTTTCACAGAAGGCCGTGATCCCTTCATTGCGAACCTTGGTCTCGATCTCGCGGAGTTTTTTCTCGGCCTCTTCCTTAGCCTTGACCTCGACCTCAACCTTCTTTTGGGACTCGGCGAAGGCGAGATCCTTTGCCTCTTTGACTTTTGCCGAGATGTCGGCCTCGGTGAACTTCCGATTAGGATCGTCGGGGACCAACTCCTTTTCCGCGCCGATGACCAGCGCCTTCAAATCTGAAAAGAATTTTCCTAAATCCATGTGTATACCTCCTTTACCCCGCAATAGTGGGCGGGGTTTGTTAGAATCATCAGGGCTGAAGCCCTGAGTTACATCCGCGTGTTCGCCGATCTTGAATTTTTTCTCTTTCTCCGCAAGGCGCTTTGTGATGAGCGCCTTTTCTTCGCTTGAATATTGAGACTGATTATCGGGCTTTCCCCAATAAGCGGCCGCCACCCTGGTCTGATCGGCATCAGGGCAGGGATACCGGTAATTGACCGGATCGAGAAATTCGTCATCCGGAACGTTCGACCACTCGCCCGGCTTGGTAACGTGGTCTCCATCTTTGACTGCGATGTTATATTTTTTTGAACGGGCATCTTGATCCTGTTTTTCTGTGCTCTGGTCCGCCAGTTTGATGTCCTCCACAATGATCCAGGCTGCCTTCTCCGAAAAGGTCGCCTGCCTGAGACCTTTGACTGCCGGAGGGGTCGCTCCGAGGAATCCAATGTGACGGAGTCCCAGATCCGGGTAAAGGGCGATGCTCACCTTTTTATATAGCCCCTTGCTGACCCAGTCTTTGAACTCGTCGGCAACGTCTTTGACCTTGGCCAGGAGCTTTCCTCCCTCGACTTTCAAACTTTCGACCCAACCATAAGCCGGGGAGTCGATATCGGGATGCCCGATCACGATGGGGGCCTCGTGGTTGGCCGGATCATATAATGATGCGATCTCCTGGAGATCCTTTTCCGTCCACTCCCGGGTCTGGCCTTTTGAGTCGGTATGAGTGCCAACCTTAAAAATCTCGATCAGATCCATTAAAACCCTCCTTTTGGGTCAGTGACCGTCACAAACTGTCTATGAAACCCGCCCAAACACCCTTGAAACACCCCCCAAACCATATCGAAACCGGTCAACTTTTAGGGGGTATAACCTCTCCTATGGACTTACCAAAAAAGTCTTGTTCTGGCGCATCCTGGGCCTTTGGGTTAATTTCATGGTCCCTTGCCCATCGAAGAAAACTGTCTTCCAAAACGAAGACCGATTTGCCTATTTTTACCCAGGGCATGCCCAGGGATCTCCAACCCAGGAAGGTCTCCTCGGTAATCCCTAATTTCTTCGCCATATCCTCAGCGCGTTTGAGCTTCATATCCCCCTCACCCTCGCCCTCTCCCGCCAGGGGAGAGGGTATTAAGAAATCTGCTTTAAATAACCCCAGACTCCGGTTTCAAAAGCTCTTTGGGGTTTGGTCTGTTTCAGTGCCCTTTCGAAGAAAGGATTCGGCTTCATGCCCTTGATCGATTTGACCGGATGGGATGCCCCGGGCCAGAAGAGGGCTTTTTTAGTCGTCGGGAAGATCCTCTGTTTGAACGGGCCAAAGAGGCCGGTGCCACGGTGAACGAATTCGGCATAGGGAGCCGTGGCTCTGATCTCCCCGTGCTTGCCGTCGGCTGAAACGTTGCTCGTGATCGAGTGCATCAGGTTTGAGGTTTTAACCGGAGCCTCCTTTACCGCCCGGGCCTCGATCTCTTCGACCAGATTCGTCATCCCTGACCAGAGCATTTTCCGGCTTACCTCGCCCGGATTCTCGATGAGTTTTTTAAGGAGGTTGCCCTCGATTTTGATGTTGACCTTTATTTCCATGCTCACTCCGTTCGCTGATTACACCGATTAAAAACCCCGATTACACCGATTAAATCCCTACACTATCCTCTTGATGATCAGCCCACGGCAATGCGGATGATACGGGGGCAACATCCCCTGGTCCACAAAATCCTCAATGCTGTCGAGACTCGGAGGATTGTCTCGCAGAAACTGCTGATATTCCTCATCGCTCATGCCTGCCTGGTCCATCATATTTTTATAGGCCACGTTGACCTGGATAATTTTCCCATTCATCTGGGCGCAGAACGGGCATTCCTGGGTCGGCTCGATAATCTCAATCTCTGCGATCCCCGCGTCATTGATTTGGGAGATGTGCGCCCAATTCTTTATTTTCACGACGCCTGTATCCACAATCCGGTTGATCTGATAGCCTTCGAGATCCGTGAGGTGCTGGGAGAGAAGATTTTTCATCTCCATGATCGTCTTCGGATCGCCGGCCCCGAACAAACCCTCTCCGCCCTCGAGGTACCTGCTTCGCAGGAAATCGGTAAGCGCCGCCTGGGCATCGGGGTTCTCGATGAACTTGGAAAGATAGAGGTGATCGAGGTTCGAAAGAAAGTTGATGGCCCGGATATCGGCGCCTCCGAATCCCACCTGCGCCAAGGCTTCGGTGGGCAGGCCGACCGCTTTCGATGCCTGATAGATTCCTGAGACCGCATCGGCCACGGCGGTCTTGTCGATGTTTTTATAGGCATCGCCGAGGATACCCTGGACGGCAGAGGTGAACTGTTCCTCGCTCGGAGGAGAAGACTGAGATCGCAACCAACTCTCGACTTTTGCGAGCGCATCGGATTTGATATTTTTGAGCGAAGGGCCGAGCTGGGCCATGTACCACGAGACCCAATCGGGTTCGGCAAATTGGTGCCCCTTAAAAGGGACAATCCCGACTCTACCATCAGCCCTAAAGGGCTGAGTTACGTAACTCAGGGCTTTAGCCCTGACCTTAGAAGGGACAGTCCCTGGTTCGGCGAATCCGAAGGGCGCTGGCGCCTGTTTGGCCACGAGTACCGACTCGTCTCCCTCGGGTATCGGGATGGAATAGGTGTCGTGGATGAATTGCGTCGGCACGTCGTCGAGCATCGGGAGGATGACCTGATGCACCTTTGAAAGGCTTTCGAGATCCTCCGGCGGTTCGGTGCGTTTCCAGAACTTCGGATATTTTTTGACTCCGGGAAAATTGTAATCGACCAGCCATTTGATCGATTGCTCGTTGAGCCATTCGCTTAATCTATCGGCGTCGGCTTTGAGATAATCCTGTCGGATTTCAGATCTTACTTCTTCGCTTCCAAGTTTTCCGGGAGTGCCGACGGTGGTTGCCGTCTGGCCGAGGATGACGAGTGTGATGGCGGTGTTCCAGAAGTCTCCCCATTTCCCATAACTATCGACAGAGCTTGCACGCGCGGCTTCAAGGAGTTCAATGCTCATATTTTCCGGCGTGATGATGCCGACATCGGTCTGCATGGATTTTATCGCGTCAAGGAGTTTATCCTGCATCGGCTTATCTGTGCCGGATGGATATTTTCCCCAGGGAGTGGGCTGGCCGAATTTTTCAAGAAAGATTGCCCAGAATTTGACGCCGTTCTTTTTAAACCAGACCGGCCAGTAAAGTTTGTTGCCGAGACCTGTTCCGAAGGGATTGTTATTTTTTTCTCCGAATCGGAAAAGCTGAAATTTGCGATCGGGGATCTCTTCACCTTCAATCATGTTCGCCCAGGTGAGAAGGCGTAATTGATTTTGTTTGTCGAAAGTGAAGCGGCGCGGATCTCTTCCACGATATTCTTTTATCCAGATATCGCCCTCGGAGTAATCCCACATGATCTCGGCTGATTTGAAGCCCTTCAGGATGCCGTCGAGAAGTTCTTCGCAGGCGCGGTCAAATTTGATCTCCTTGAAGTTCTGCTCGACGAACTCCGATATTTTTACATCCTGGGCGTCATCGCTTGCGGGCTCGATGGACCACTCTTTTCCGACAACACCCAATTTCCTTTTCTGCATCTCGGAAAAGACCCGGTCGTCACGCTCAAGATCCTCATAGAGCTTGAGACCTTCGCCGCGGCCCTCGGAAGATAGAACCGTATCGGGATTGATCAGAACCTTGCCGAGATAGTATTGCGTGATGTCTTTCTCGACGGTTGCGATCTCATCGGTGATCGGCTTTTTCTTCGGTCTGGAATTTTTTGGCATAGGGACCTTAATAATTCACCGCTTTTTCGCTTTGCGGGAGATAATCTTTCATCCCCATAAATGTTCTCTTCTCGCCGGTGGATCTGTATTCGATCACTCCTGCCGGTTTACCTTGCGCCTGGGCCGCCAGGGACTTGGCCCAAAAGTGATCGGCATGACCTGTTTCCTCAGTCCTGTCCGCATCGAAACGGAAATGGCCGGTCGAGGTCTCATATTTTTTGACGCTGTGCAAAGAGTTCCTGATCGCCTGGCTCATCGGGATTCGCGATTGAAGATCCTCGAAGTTTTTCTTTAGACCCGTGGCGAGCGCCTCTTTGTTTGCCGAAGTAAAATCTATCCCCTCGACCTTATACTCTCCGAAATGTTCGATGGCCTGCTCCGCGAGCTGCATGCCGAGACCTGACTGATCGATGCAGGCGCGGCGCATTTTTGGATGTTTTAGGAGGGCGAATAGAATTCGCTTCTGAATAAAAAAGGGCGTCTTTGCCAGAGAGATCACGGCCCTCGTCCAGGCGATGTTGTTTTTGAATTCGTCTAACCAGATTACGGAGAGATCGCGCTTTCGGCCTATGTCGAGGCCCAGGTAGAGGTCGCCATCGTAACTCAGCCCTTCAGGGCTGAAGCCCTGAGTTACGGGACGATCCTCCTTTGTGCGGAGATAATGTTTATGGGCGTCGGTCGCCTCCCTGACAAGATCGCTGACCCAGGGCGGTGAGAGATCTGCTTCATCACTTTCGACCGTGGCGATCAACTCATAAGTCAAGAATGCGGTTGCCTCGTCGATAAACTCAACATCATATTCCTGAGCCCAGCCTTCGTCGTCGCCAAAAGCCTTTTTGAGCGCCTCGACCGTTGTCGGATGGCCGTTTTCGTCTTTGAGGACCAGGCCCTCCTGGATCGCTTTGGCGATGGGGACGATGTGTTTGGAGTAGGCGTTATCTTCAGTGCAGAGTTCATAGAATTTGTTTTTCTTTCCAAAAGGCGTCGAGACAATTCGGATCTTATACCCCCGGGTAATGGTCGGAAAGAGCGCTCGCCAGATCGCCCGGCTGTCTTTATGAAGAGCGAATTCATCGAGAAGGATGTTTCCGCTCCAACCACGTGCCGTATCGGGATTAGCTGGGAGCCCGATCATGCGCGATCCGTTTGGGAAGCGGATCTCAAGCATCTTATATTCGGCTTCGTCGCCCTTGAAAGTGGATTCCAATTCCTTGACTGCCACTCCTATGGCCTTGGCGTGGGTCTTGGCCTGGGCGATCAGTTCTTTGGATTGCCGCTCGCCGCGGGAAAGGCAGACCCAGAGTGTTTTTCGCTCATGGCAATCGAGAACGGCTTCAAGCGTTGATTCGAAGGTCTTTCCGCCCTGGCGGCAGATCCGACCGATCTTGAAGCGCGCGGGATCTTCGACCCATCGGCGCTGATAGAACGTGAGAGGAACTGCCGGGTACTTCGCAGGTTGAGATTTAGGTTGAGGTTCAGAAAATCTCTCCTTAACCTTAACCTCATCCTTAACCTTATTTAGTTGTATTGATTCCATAAATCTCTTCTTTGATCTTCAATAATATTTCAGCGGAAAGACCCGTTGCCTTCTCCGGATCCGCAGGAAGATCCTCCATCGGCTTCATCTTTTCCTCGGAATCAATGATTCTTTGAAGAGCGCCCAGAGCATGAATAACTTGAGGGTCAGTAGTGTCTTGCGCTTTCTTAAGTAAATTATCTCGGACTTCATAAAGGGTTTTCCTGTAATCGACCCGCCTTTTGACCTGATCAATCTTTTTTTTTCGCCACTCGTATTGAACCGACCATCTTTGGATGGTAACGGTCGGCACTTCGGTAATTTTTGAGATCTCCTCATAGGTCTTCTGTTTGTAGATATAGAGGTTCTCGGCTGTCTCGATCACCTCCATTGAATATTCTTTTTTTTCTCTTCTCCCCACACGCCATCTCCTTAAACCCAGGGACAGCCCCTATTCTACGAGCTCTCTGTCGGTCGCTCCGTAAATAGGGACAGTCCCTAAAACCTCACATCGACGCCGATATCCTTGGCGAAACTATCAATAATATTGAGACCATCGGCGGTGATCCGAACCATCTCAATTGAAACACCGCCGGATTTCCGTTCCTCAATTTTTACGAACCCTTTATCTTTGAGATAGCAAAGATGGCTCCGAAGTTCCTCCTCCCGGATGGTGAAATTGAGATCATCGAGAAGAAAGTGGATCTCTTTGATGTCGAGAGGACCGGGATGTTGATGAGCAAGAAGCTTGAGAATTGCGCCTCGAATCCGCCTATATCGCTCTTTTTTCGTATCCGCCATCTCTGTCGCTCCTTAGATTCTCTATTTTCCCCAGGATCACTTTTTGGAGAATCATGATTTCTCTATGTTCTGATTGATCGCGGCCCACATAGGATTGAATCGAGTTTGTCAGCCGGTCCATAGATTGGGCTTGCGAACTGAGTGCCTCGGCCGGTTTCTCAAGGGCGCCCACGATCTTCATGCCCACGTTCGTTGCAATTTTATAGAGTAGTTTGTAGAGGCCATAAAGCATAACGAAGGCAATGAATATCCCCGGCCCCCACGCTTTGATCGAATCCCAGATGCATCGAAGATCGTCCATCTATTTCTCTCTCCCTCCGGGCTGGCGGCATATTTTTGAATGTTAGCAGGGGCATGCTAACATTGCAGGCCCCGAACCGTGCTGGTTCAGGGATATTTACGCTGCCTTCTTCGCTTCTGCCATCGTCGTCAAAATCTCTGCAATCACACTCGCCATCGTCTGCTTGACTGCTGGAGAGTTCATCGCGTCGAGGATAGAAGCAGCGGTATAACCCTCCTCATCGATATTCCATTGCCGATCAACTGCCAAATCAGCATGACGGACGGCCTGTTTCGAAACCATATTCGCAGTCTCTACAGCATTTTGTAGAGCCTGGTTCGCAATCACCTGTCTTTGATTGTCATACTGTTCAGAGTCACTTATTAACTTAGAGAAAAAGGTCCTTTTCTCTCTAATGTCGGTAAGTGATTCCTGAGCATAGTCATCGAAGATTCTTTTAACATTGGCAAACCAAGTTTCGCTTTGATCTACTGCCATCAATATCACTTCCTTTCACTTTAAATTTTGCCCCTGTTAACACCCAAAAGTTCAAAACGCCATTGGAATATATTTCAAAACTTCCGGCGCGTATAATTTTAACGCCTGTGCCACGATTTCAGACAGCAACCTGACCCTTAGACCAAGGGAATAGCCAAGTTCAAAATCAGTCCAGGTTGTCTTGTTTGCCAGGGCGTCAAGTTCATCCATCGCCTTAACGACTCCCACGGGAAGGGCAGACATTCTTTCCAACCCAAGTGATCCACGGACAAAGCCGCTGTTGACAGACCAGGTCGAGAGTAGATTTCTACCCGCTGTCCGGGAAGTCTCGGCATTCAATTTATCGTCTTCAGTGATTTTGACGATATCTCCCCTCGTGCCGGCGCATCCGACCATAAAAAACGCAAAGAGCATAGCGCATAGCGCATAGAGTATGAAATTTCTTTTGATCTTCATGTTCATCCTCCTATTTAAATGGCGCCCAGGGGAACAGTCATCGCATCATGTCCGCCCCCCTGGGCTATTCAAAATAGGGCTACGCCCTTTTTGATCGAAAAGGTTTTGAGCGATATTTGATTGCCAGTTATTTCAACCGCCTGTCCCCCATCTCCGACCCAGCTTCCGCAGTTCCAGTAATAGGGGGGATCTGCTTCCGCAAGGTGAATGTGTCCGAAGATGACCGTCTGTTTTCTTGACCAGGCCCAATCGTGAAACGCCTCTCTCGTTGCCTCATGTTTCTTGGGGTTCTTATCCTTCTGCGCCGTGGTGGGATCTTTGAAGCCAATCATCTGAAGGTTGCGCCAGATGTACCTCGAAATAAACTCCCCAAAGGGATAACCCTCATCACAAAAAAAGTCTCCCTGATGGCCGTGGACTAAGAGAATCTGTTTTCGACTGATTTTGTTGTATAGGATTTGAGACCGAGGAAGGATCAATTGCTGATCGTGGTTGCCGCTGATCCTGTCCGCCCCCCGAGATAGGAGATCACATATCGCGGGATAGGTTTTTACGATCTCGTCGATGTTTGAATTTTCCCAGAGTTCGTACCCATCGCCGAGAAGAAAGATGCGATAGCCTTTCGACCAATGCTCTTCAAGGACGTCGAGACATAGGTCAGCATTGGCCTTGAAGTCGTCCGCTTCATCTCCGATCCCCATGTGAAGATCGGATATGAAGAGACCTTTAAACGAGGCATCGATTTCGATGGCCGGAGAGTTGACGAGAACCTGGTCGAGTTTGGATTGGATCATTTGCTGATCGATTGCCCCACTGCGATGCCCATCAACCCGGACACTACATTAGTGATGATCTCTTTGGCATCGATGCCAAGAATATAGAGCGAGTACATACCGAGTCCGAAGACTGCCATGATGACCCAGTTTTTGTCGTTGCCAAATACGGTATCGAATTTCATGCGATCCTCCCTCCGGACCTTTCAAAATGGCTGTAATCCCTGAAACTTTCGTCGAACCAGAAATTTTTCCCGTTCCAGTCCGCGCCCCATTTGAGTCCTTTGATCAGACTTACGGTGAGAATTCCCAACACCTGAAACCAGAAGAGATCCTTCCAGGTCCATTCGCCATTGATCCATTCCGCAGTGTCCCAGGCCTCGGCACCGGCGCCGTCTTTATCGAGATGCATAGAGTCTGGTCTCTGGCTGGCGCCATTCTCAAAGAGGATCTTCTGCCTTTCGGGGGTTCTTTTTGTTTCAAAGGTCCTCATCGGCAACTGGTGTTCGATGATGATATTCTGCTGCTTCTGCCAGAGGATCTGGGTCGGAGGACTCAATAATCTGGGATCGCGAAGTATGACCATTGCTCCCCTGATTACACAGATTAAAAATAAAAAACCCGACTTGACTGCCGCCGCCAGTAAATGGCGACGCTACAGAACAAGTCGGGTTTTCCTCGTTTTAGCGGGTTTTTCCCGTCTTTAAATTAAATTGTTCGCTGGTTAAATCATTGCTTTTTCTCTTTGTGAATCAGCATTCTAATATAAGCCGAGACCGAGAGGCCGAGGTTATCGGCTTCGCCTTTCGCTTGGTCCGCCTCCTCCTTGGACATACGGACCACAACCGGCACATCTCGTTTTGACTTTTTCTTCACATTGAATGTGTACTAAATGTTCTACCTTTTGTCAAGAGATTTTTTTTGATGCCCTAAATCCACCTTAAATTTCAAAGTCAAAAAGATCGATATGATATCGTCCTTTCGTCCCTCATGGTAATCAGATTCCGCTTGCAAATCATATTTTTCCCTGATTTCATGACAGATTTTTCGGGCCTGGTCGAGGGTCATTTTTTATCTAAGATCCTTTTAGCCCATCGTCTCAACGTAGCCGGACTGGAGGGGGATTCGGTTTTTCTTCTCTTCAAGAAATATTTCGTGATGAAGATCGCGTGACCGATGCTGATATGATCGAGAAGCAACTCGCGCAAGCAGCGATCCTCTGCCCTGGAAACCTTCGGGCGGCGGACTTTATAAAGTGGAACAAGAGCATCAAACCCGCCCTCTCTAAAGTCGCGAACCCAGCCGTAAAGAGTCGATCTCGAAACCTTGCCCAGGACTAAGAAGATATGCGGGAAGGCCTCGTCGTTATAGGCCGCGATGAAGTTCTCGACGGTGGAGATTTTGCCCCCGCCTGCGCCAAGGCTTCGGCGGGCAGGCGCGACATTTTCTGTGGCAGCCAGAAAAATCTTGACGAACGATTCGCGATTGCTCGCGATCTCAAGGTCTCGCTCCGAAGGGTTAGTCCTCGGATCGATGGTCGCTCCGTTAAAAAGAGAAAGTTGATTGTTTCGGGCCTGATCGAGGGTCATCTGATCTCATCCATTTGATAACCTTTATCTTCCATGCATTTTTTATAATGAAGATCATCTCTACGATCGAATCCTCTCGCTATGGTTCCTTCAAGCCCAGGCGGGCAAAATAATACTGAAAATAATTCTCCCGTTTTTGCGCCGGGTCGATTCATTGCTTGACGATCACATCCTTTCATGTCCTTTTTGATTTGTTCATCAAATTGGCCATAAACAACGCTTGACCCATCTGGTTTGTATAAAATATTAACACGATTAGAAGACCTTGGATAAGCACAACCTGCCAATGAAATTATTACTAAAATCATTAAAAATGTCTTCATCTCTCTCACCTCCCCTTGCCCTGTGGAATGGCGGAGCCTATCCATCAGGGTCGCGTTACATTTTACCAGGAATCAGCGATTTAAGGAAGTCCTGGTTGTATTCACCGGCCGTCCAGACCTTCGGATTGCCGCTTTCATCGGCGGCCTGCTTCAAGG